CTTTTTTCGATTATCGACGCCTTTTTTGCATTTCCCTTGCAATCCAAGACTTTGCACGTCCATTCGAAACCTTGTTACGAAGAAGACCCTGCACACGTTTCCAGACCTTACCAAATACGTCCTCACCAGCATCGTTGTTATCCACGATGATCATACCTGTCCCAAAGTGGTTATTGAACTTACCGATGTTGGACTGAACGTCCTTCCAAGACTGAACGACGATGGATTCTGGAACACTTCTAGCACGTTGTGCATTGCGTTCAAGTGCAGTGTCCAGTGAGGTGTTTACGAAAATCATATAGGTGTCGTAACCCAGTTCTCGTAACTGCTGAGACTGACGAGCAATCTTATCATAGTCTCTGCCAGTCCCATCTATGATAAGTCCAAGGCGACCTTCAATGTAGTTTGTCTCACGAGCCTTGGTGATTTGTTTTGCACGGTCACGAACAACATCTCTCTCCTGCTCTTCCTCTGGAGGCATCTTAAGAGATAGACCAGCATCCTTCAACAGTTTCTCGAAAGCATCGTCTGAGTTGACAATCTTGAGTCCTGTTCCCCCAGTGGTGCGCCTGACAACGTATGACTTACCGCTGCCAGGCCCACCTGCTAGGAAAAATGCTTTAAATATGTTGGGGTCGTAAACCCCTTCCTGTAGTTCGTGAAAACTCTTCATTTTGCATTTGCCCTTTTCTATATCCTGACATTTCTATGATATATTTATCATTCTCTGAAAGTGGTTCCAATTCCATTTTACGTTCCTGCCTCTGAAAGTTCAATTTCTTAATGCGATTCTTGGTCTTAGCCATTTTATCTTCCTTTCGCTGTTTGTATTGGGATATAGATTTTTTTGAGATGGGCTTCTCCTTTCTTAGTATAGGTTATCTTCTATGAATGGTACAACCTCATCAACAATTTCTGGATTGTTTGATGAGGGTAGTTTATATGGTAGCGAATCTTTGACTGCTTCCATATTCATGACATGTGACTTATCAACCATACTGAAATCGTGTCTCAATTTTGTGATGAGAAACTTTCCCTTGTATATGTTGTCATATTTTTCATCTTTAGCTGTCTTGGTTGATGCAGTGTAGGGAAGGTTAATATCTACAATATCTCCAGCAGCCACACCAGTGTTACCATGAACCTGTATGGTAACTGTATAACCAACTTTTAACTGTTCCATTTGTGAGTTTCTTTTTTGAACCCATAATTCTGGTGCGTTTGAGGTAAAAACAGGTGAATTGAATTCATCAACTTGAGAATTGTTATTACCAGAACCAGATGTTGGTTGCACAAAAGTTCTTGAAGGAAAGTCAGATATTCTTTTATTGTCTTTAGTAATGATTACATCACTAACAATTGGGTAATCGTCCAAGTTGTCGCCTCTAAACTTACTATTCGTTGACTCAATATGGTGTTCATTTCTAAAATTATCAATATAGTTATATGTATGTTTTTGATAACTTTTAGAAATGATATCGTGAACATAGAGTCTTGAAGCGTAAGCTCCCATTCTACTTGTTATTAGACTGTCTTGAGTGTTGACAATATTATATTCCAAAAGAGATGACATATCTGCTGCAATATCTACTGCACCTTTTTTACTCCGTGTTCCAGCAACGATTGACTCATATTTCATAACACTAGATTGTGCGTACATACTTGCAAGTGACCTAAAGTGATAACCCTTGGTTGTCTCATAGCAAAGATAACATGGGTCATTATGTTTTCTAGAGACAGCGTTGTACATCAAGTGACGTATAAAATCAAACGGACGTTGATTTGGTGCAACGAGTTTCTTGACATCAGCAGTTGGTTCAATGAATAATTTCTTGCTCGTCCCAAGAATATTTTGATATATATATTTTACTATGTCTGAGGTGCTACCAGTTAAACTTTGGTTAACCCGAACTCTCTGGTCAACCAAAAGTTCCCGTGATACAAAATTTACTGAGTACGCCTGAACACCAGAACCAGTGTCTACGCGACTACTGATATTCGTGACGTTTAAAGCGTTCTTCGTGAAATCCATTACAACATCTTCACCCTGTGCAGAGGCGGTTGCTAACTTCAACAACAAATACTCCTGACCAATTAATGGAAAGAAGGAACCAAGGTTAATAGCATCTTGAACAATTACAGAACCAGTGAGGGTAAACTTATTGATATCTTCAAAAATTGTAACACTCAATGTTGAAAGAGTTATATCTACAATTTCACCAGATGATGATACCAGTTTGGCTTCTCTTAATTCAAATTGTCCGGCACGAAAAATACCAGCCACTATAGTATACTCCCCCCAACCAGTTCCTCAAATTCAGTTACGAATTCAGTAATGTAAATGGGATCAATCAGTTTTATTCGTCGTAATTCGTCTTGGAGTTCTTGTTCATATTCTTTGTTTGTAATAAGTGTTGCAGATGGATAGTCTGTATTATCTGTTCCAATATTAATCTTGATTGTTGTATCACCAGAAGTCTGACTAATCTCATAATGGTGAATACCATCTACATTTGTATACTTATTATTGATGTGAGCAAGAAACTGACGAGTACTCATGGGCCATTGATGATAGCGATCAACGATATCATTCATTAGAAGAATAGTCCAATGAAGTTCTGAGTCACCATACAATTTATGTGCAAGCATCTCTGGTGTTTCACCGTTCTTAACACTATAAGTGTCAAAAAATGATATATTAGATTTCAACTTCGCACGAACTGCAACTCTACGCAAAAGGTTTGTTACCACCTTAAAGTTATTATCGCCTGATGCATCGTATGGAATAACAGGAAAGTTAGAAAAATACATTAGAAACCCTCCTCAATCTTATCACGATACATAATGTCAATTTCTGTAAATTTGAGTGATATAGATGTTCTTTGTGGTGGTGGTGAACCAGATGCATCTGGTTCAAAAGCGGTGTATCTGTCACCACCATACTGGACATCCATACCAGTGAGTCGTGCAGTGCCGATTTTGTTTAGGTGCATATTCTCCTGACCTCTGTACATATACTTGATATCAAATACATCAGGAATATCTAGTTCTCTAACATTTGGACCATCTTTACCGAGCACCGTTGATCCAACGTTAGATGTCATATGCACTTTGAATGCCTTAACAATCTCTCTAATTGTCTGTGATTCTGCCGCACTCTTTGGAATCATGACAAAAGAAAATTCAAAACTACGTCTACCAAGACCTTCAAACATGAGTTCCATTCTTGGTGTTATAATCTTTCCTCTCTCAATTGCGACTAGTGCTTTTGAACCCGGCGCAAGAGTATCCAATGCAGTTAGTCCAGCCTGTTTTGCACCTTGAGCTGCAGCATTACCAACAGTGCTTCCAACGCTACCAAGAGTTGCGTTTCCTGCAAATATATCCCTTAAAATTTTCGATCCGGCTTCTGCCAGTACACCAATCTCTTGGTCTGCATATTTTGCCTCATACGATACAATCCTTCTTTATATTTTCACGCATTATTTCACGGGAATTTATAAAAGTATCTCTGTTAAGTCCTTGAATGAGTTGTTGACTAACAATATTTCCAGCTCTGGATGCAAAGTTGCCAAGATTATTTTGTGATGCGATACCTCTTACTACGGGGGCGAGAGTACCATCTTTTGTGCCTGTGCGATTTTGTTTAAATTTGCCTGGATTCTGTGAACGAATACCAAACATGATATAATGTCCCTGCATTGGATCAATAGAAACATCATTTGGATAACTCAAAATAAGGTCTGTTGCACCAACACTTCTATCCAGAGGTGCGGTATCATTTTGTGGATTGTTTCCCTTTAGTCCAGCAGCAACACCTTGAACAACTGATGTTACTGCTCTATTTGCTGCAGCAGTTGCAGCACCCTGTGCAACGTTTATAAATGCGTCTCTAAGTGCCATGTCTAAATATCCTTATACACTTTAAATTATTTATAACGAATGGCATACAAAGGTCGATATACACCAGTGAACCCTAGAAAGTATAAGGGTGATCCACGCAACATAGTCTACCGCTCCTTGTGGGAAAGAAAGTTCATGGTATACTGTGATAACAGTAAGAACATTCTTGAGTGGGGGAGTGAAGAAATCATTATACCCTATTTATCCCCTTGGGATGGCCGTATCCACAGATATTTCCCAGATTTCTACATCAAGGTCAAACAGCACGATGGCAGTGTCAAGAAGATGATTATTGAGATCAAGCCCAAGGTGCAGTGCAAACCACCCAAACAACCCAAGAGAAAGACCCAAAGATATCTAAACGAGGTCAAAACATGGGGTGTCAACTCTGCAAAGTGGAAATATGCAAATGAGTGGTGTTTGGATAGAGGTCTGGAATTCAAGATTTTGACTGAAGACGAATTGGGTATCTCGTATAAATAGTATTATGGCAGAGAGCAAATACATTCAGTCTGTAAAACAGGCATCTGGAGAACGTCCACGTTCCACAGAGTGGTACAAGGATAAGATCAAGGAGTTTGGTACACCAGGCGCACTAGACTTGATTCGTGACGGTAAACAGTCAACACGCCCATTCTTTGGACGATTGAACATGTTTATCTATGATCCAAAGTTCAAGAAGACGCTTCCATACTATGACACTTTTCCTCTTGTCCTTCCTATCGAAAACTATCCAGATGGATTTCTGGGTATCAATCTACACTACCTACCAATCCCTCTAAGAATTCGACTGCTGGACAGACTTGTAGACTTCTCAAACAATACAAAGTTCGATGAGTCAACTAAACTAAATGTTGACTACCAAAAACTAAAGAATGTACGGTTAATTCGTCCAACCATTCACAAATATCTTGCGGGACAAGTTAAGTCACGGTTTCGTAGAATTGATGCAGACGAGTTTACGATTGCGACACTACTACCCGTGCAGAGGTTCAAGAAGGCATCTGCATCAGCGGTATGGAAAGAATCTAGGAGCATGATCTAATGGCCGTAGGACAGAACTTTTTCGAAGGAACCGCAATCGGTGTTCTCAATGATATTATATCTGCATTTCATTCTAATGAAGGATATGCACAACCAAACCGATATGAGGTAAATATATTTGGTCCAAGAGGAAGACAACTTGGTGGTGCATCGCAGTTGCAGAATCCAAATCTTGGGAATGAGTCCACTTTGAATGTAAGAGATATTCAACTTCGTTGTGAGTCTGTAACTCTGCCTGGAATCAATCTATCAACTGCACAGGATACAAATATCTATGGTCCAACGAGAGATGTC